GAACGAGCTAGTCGACCTACAGACTTCAAACTCCATCGGCGACACGCTCCAAGGACAGCGAATCGTGAAATGGTTCGGAACTTCCGTTGACGGCAGCAAGATTGAGACTCAGGGCTTCTTCGTTGTCGATGCGCTTGGCAACGTCGTCGGTTCTTGCAGTGCAACGAGTCCAATCGTCCAGCAGCCACTGTTCTCCTTTGCTTCAACACCTGTAGCTCTGAACTACAAGGCTCAATTCCTGACAAACGCATGAGGGTGATTGGATGCCACGCATGACCAAAGCGGCAGGACGCCGAAGAATGGCGGAGATCATGAGCAAAGCGAAGAAGCTCTACATGAGGGACTTCATCTCAACCAAAGACCTCGACAGCATCGAGAGAATCTGCAAAATGCGATCAAAGCAACTCAAGTGAGGTGTCGGATTGGTACAGGTCGGCCAGTCTCAACTACCCGGATATGGGGGAGTAACAGCACCTAAACCGGGGTATCAGGATTCACCCTACGAGAATTACCCCGGACCAGTAGGAAACGGGAACGGTAACGGGGCAGGGCCGGGACCATTTGACCCGCGAGGGGCTGTTCAAATCCCCAATAACTTCTGGGGGTTCGTTATGCTGATGATGGGGTTGAAGTCGTAATGCCTCTACCAGACGCCCCAGCACAGTCTCCCCGCGTGTATAAGCTACTCAAGACGAAGACCCTCAGTGCAGAAGCTCCTAACTCCCTAGCACAATCAGACATAGCCAGTGTGGGCAATCCGATTAGCATAGAGTCGCTCAACGAGGACGAGCTGCGACGCCTAGTGCTCGTGAACCTAGCACGTCTGACGGTCAAGCAAGAGTGGGATGGACTCATCGGGTGATCTAATGCCACTACCAGACGCAGACAAGAAGTCTCCAAGGGTGTACACGCTCTCCCAGAACACCGACCTCGAGAACATGGCATTCGCTACTTTGCAGTCAATAGGCGAGCCGATTAATATCGAGGAACTTAACGAGGACGAGCTGCGACGCCTAGTGCTCGTTAACCTAGCACGACTAGCTGTCAAGGGCGAATGGAATGGCCTGCTGACTGCGGGAGGTAGTGAATTCAATGTCGAATTACCTAAGCAGAGTGCTACAACTTACTCGACCAGTTACATGACGAACGTAGCTACAACACCGCCCTACGGATCTAACACCGTTCAGGGCGGCAGTGTAACCTCGGACATGGAGTGCTGGCCGTTCATCAGTCCGAACAGCGGAAACATCTCGAAGATGTATCTAGGAGTCAATGCCACCGTAACCAATACCGTCTCCATGGCGATCTATTCAGACGATGACGGAGTACCTAAGACGCTCCTAGGCTATGGTGACTTTGATTTGAGTGCTAGCACTGGATCGGTCTCTCAAACCAGTTTTTCGGCTACGATCACATTAGAGAGAGGGGTTCAGTATTGGTACGCCATGAAATCCAGCTCAGCCAACCAACCCAACATGAAGAAGGTCGATAGCGACATTTGCGCGACCATCGGACTTGGTGACACCTTGTCCATGACCTCGACGGGGAAATACATGAGCATCAATACCGAGGTCGCTCACGGCGATGCCCTGCCGTCGACAATTACAATCGGAAACGCCACAGTAGGTAACTTCTCTGGGCGCCCAATGTTTGGTCTGGAGTTCTAATCATGGATAGAAACTGGCTTGAGTTCAACGGGACTGAGATAGCTGCTCAAGGAAAGTTCGATGTCGACTGGCAGACGGTGCGAAAGGAGAGAGACAACCTCCTCAAGCAATCAGACTGGAGAGCCGTTAAGGATCGCACCCTCTCTACTGCATGGCGCGAGTACCGGCAGGCTCTCAGGGATATCACAGAACACCCAGACGCGAACACAGCCTGCGACAACTGGCCGGTGATGCCTGATGAGTGACCTCACAGAGAAAGCTCGAGACATCTTCCAGAAGAACGGGATGGCATTCCTGCTCGGTTGGATTCTCGGGATGGGCCTCGGTCAAACCTTGTGGGATTCAATCGTCGGGGTGCTGTGATGTCGAAGAACAAACCGAAAGAAACCATCGAGTACGTCATTCGATTACAGGACAAAGAGCGACAGTTGCTTGAGAGTTACATGACCGCTTACCTGATGGGCAACGCCGGACGCCTGATGGAAGGTGTAGGAATCCCTGAGCTAACCAAGCAAATGAAAGACCCAAGCGAGATGATTGGGATTTTCTATTCGATCGCTATGCTGCTTGAGTTCATGGGAATCGAAACTGGTTTGCCAACGCCCGCAGACTTTTTGCCATGGCTCCAAGAGTACCAACAGAAAAGTCAAACCATGGCCGAAAAACGCGCCGAGGCCGGGGGCTCTACGTCAGTATGGGGTCAGTTCCTTGACACCATGAGAACCGCGTTCGGTGTTGACCCGTCGAAGAGGTGGGGTAGTACAGGCGGCGGCGGGGGCTTCTAGCCCCACACTTGAGGGTCATTTTTGCCTAAACTGGCTCGTCCCACATATAAAAGAACGAGGAACTATTGGGGCCAGCCTTCTTGCAAGACGATCTCTTGGAGCTTGTCTCTTGATAGGGTCATAAGTTCTAGCTTATCCTCAATCTCAAAGTTCTCCTTGAGTAGTTGATCCCGTTCTTTTCGCAAAGACCGATTCCTGATGATGGCCTCAGAGAGAAAGGCAGAACGTCCGGGCCGGCTGGGGTTCCCTTTCTCCTTCTTCGGTATGGTCTCCCAGATAGCGTATGCCTCTGGTGTCAGGTTAGCAGAGATTCCGGGCATTACATCCCGTCCCGTTCTAGTTTGGCTAGCCGCAGGTTGAGTTTCGATAGTTTAGCGGAGTTGTTGTGCGCCAGCAATTCTAGCTGCTCCATTCGATCCTCCTGCTTCCGCAAGAGGCCCAAGGCAAGCTCAATGCAGTTGCTGATCTTGTTCAATCTCGCTATCTGGTCGGCGGTTCCAGTCATCACTCCACCTCCGTCAATGTCACGTTGATCATGCGCTTGCAGCAGGGGCACTGGATCAAGTTCGAGCTGTGGAACTTCAAGGGCGTGTCATCTACTTCCTTCATTCAATCACTCCAGCAGCTTGTCATGCAGTTTGTCTAAGACCCCGTCTTCTTCGTAGATCTGGTGCAGCCCGCGGGATGAACCCTCTGGGTCTAGTCCGTACATGTACGACAAGGCCTTCAATAGTTGTTTTCGCTCTATCTTGGTAAGTGTTATCTTCATCTTTATCACCTGTGGAGGACAGCCGGATAAGTGGTGTGGGATGTACCGCCCTTCTGCCCTCCAATTGATGCGAGCAGCTAGTAGTACTTAAGCATTATTAAATAATAACGCTCAGAAGGTATCCTTGGCTTCGGGGGCTTCGCCCCCTCGCCACACCGCCCCCCCATCACACCTGTTCCAGTCCAGAACAGCCACCGGGTATCAAGATTACCTAGTTGTTTGACTGAAATCGCCCCTCAACGGTATGTATATGGACGGAACGCGCCCGGTATAGATACATGGTTCTCCCTGATACCCTCATTTTGGGCGTTTTGATGCTGATTAACTTGATTTCTTTGGGTGGTTTTGCCCTCTGGTTAAGGATCTACATTGAACAAGCTCTAATGGACATAGATGAGAAGCTCGCAATGGCGATCCAAGCACTGGTTGACAAGCTAATGAGCGGTGGACTAGCAGAATTTGAGCCGCCGAACCCGATCCAAGGCGCGATAGCTCAACTAATTCAAGGAATGGCGCACCAGAAGATGAATACCTTCGACGCAAACATTACACAACGCGGTCCCGATGGACAATTCACCAGCGCCACCGATTTAGAGTGAAGTTATATTAGCGAGTTCGCGCCTAATACGCGACATGGCACGCAGAAAGAAAGCACGACGCCGAAGATCGCCCAAGACAATGAGCCTCATCAATCTCGCAGAGAGCTACGCATACGCTACCACGATCACTGGTGGTGTGTTTGGAAATTCCCCGGTTGGATTACTCGGATTTGGTGACGCGGGAGTAGGGTCAACCGCCATGACTACCACGAACGGCGGCCTGACACTTCAGTCAATCATCAGCGAGCCGGGCTCGAGCTTCGATGCGATGCAGGCAAACTTCACTGCGAACTATCAAGCAATGGCTGTGCAGGCAATAGGCATCGGTCTAACCTTCAAATTCGCCAAGAAACTGCTAAGGAAGCCCATCAGCAACGTCAACAGGAACCTGATGAAGCCCCTTGGCATCGGTGTGAGGCTGTGATCCTATGGCAACCAACACAGTTACCGGAAATCTTGTGTGCAGCGATGGCACAAACATCCCCCTGAAGGCAGAATTGGCCGAGGGTACTGAATCGGATTTGACGACAGATACCGTTTACACAGTCTCAGCCCAGAATGTCGGCGACTACGCACCCGGAAAGACAATCACCTCAGGTCTAGTATCATGCGACAACGGCGTCGGGTACTGCTACATACTCTCGCAGGGCCTTGTGGCTGCAATCATTCCGTGGAGCGTCAAGGGCGCTGTCTCGGATGGATCACCTGCGCTCTGCCAACCTTACCAACTCAAGGCCGGAGATAAGGTCCGCTGCATGAACAACACCGCCGCAGACCGCGAGGCAGCCATGGCTTGCTACACTGCCAGCGGAATCTCAAGAATTTTCGTGGTCACCCCCACGGGCGGAGCTACCAACGAGCTAGTCGACCTACAGACTTCGAACTCCATTGGCGACACCCTCCA